TCTGCTTCAAGTACAAAGTTACCATTGTTCCTCACAAAAAGTTTGCGTGGGTCAAATCCCTCTTCTTCAGAATAAATTGCCGCGACCTTAGGACTTACATCTGACAATAGTGTACTAATAGCATCAATGCGAATAGTGGGAAGTTTAGTGTATTGTTTATATTTTAAACCCCATAATAAAGTACGACTAACGATCTGATCCCAATCATATTTGTCTAACACATTGTATGGTGTAGCAGTAAGATCAAGCTCGTAATCGGCCGCCATTTCAGCAAGCCGTTGGCTAGTAATCTCACCACCGTATTGGGCATGGCGTTCGTCTCGAATCCATAAATTAACTAAACCACTTAATGCGTGATACTTGTCTCGCAGACCCTTAACATCTGCATCAACTGTGACATCTAATTCACCGTAACGAAGATCTTGTACAGTAAGCACAACAAAAATTAATTCTCCATTATTCGCACGTTGGCGCAGATCATTTACCTTATGTTTGGCAAATTCTACACTGTCCATGTAGGTAATTTTAAGATTACGATTGTAACCAAAATGAAAATCACTGATATTTTCTTCAAATGATTTTTTAGTATCTGTAATTGGTGTAGTAACTAATACTATTCCGCCCTGTTGACAAAGCCGGACCGCTACTTCGATACCAATTTTTGTTTTACCTCGACTAGTATAGGCGGCGTATAGACAAAGTCGATTTTGATTAAGTATCTTACTAATTTCCTGTATGTCATCTTCTTGCTGAAACCGCCAGGTAATGGGATCTTTGGTGTCAAAATAAGTACCAATTCCTTGTGATTGTTTAATAACATCAACTATAAGGTTTAGATGCTCTTCTCGATTATAATTAATTAGTGCTTCGGTATTTTTACTAGGTAATTGAAACCCTGGATACAAAGCATCAAACGGTAACTTACCTTTGAGATATAAGTCGTGAATAATAATTCTTGGCGGATCATCATAATCATAATCTTCACCATGCAATTTATCAATGACAAAAATATCTTCAGCTATGACATCCTCGTCCGCCAACGATTTATCAGAATATCTTTGCTCAAATGCCTGTTGAGGGGTAAGTCCTTCGGCACTGTCTCTAGTAACTTGTCCTAATTTCTGAGGTTTTTGTGGTATATATAATACTGCTTGATCTTTGGTTAATAGGCCATTATTGTGGTTATTGGATAACCAATGTATTTTGGCTTTTGATCCATCGATCTTTATCATAATTTACCTATAAATTTTTATGCAATTATGTTATAATAGCATCAAATTTGATATTTGTCAACCAAAATTTATATGGTTTTAGCTGAATCTAATATGCTTTCTAATCGGGCTTGTCGTTCTAGCAGTTTGAAAAACAATGCTAGAGTATTAGCCGCATCAACATCTGCCCTGTGTGCCTTACCTTTGAACTGTAGTTTGAAATAGCCCATAGCTGAACTTAATCCACCACTAGGTGCTTTACCTCTGGTCAGCATTAAGTATGTGTACCAGGTCTTAACATCGATCCAACGACGGCCAAAATGCGGAAAATCAGCATGGTTTTTGCAGAATTCTGCCAATAATTCCACACTATCACCACCACCCCAGGTCACTGGATTGATAAAGCACTTATGCTCTTTAATCAACTCACTGAGCTCACGGGCAACATGTTCATGGCTATATGCTTCTGCACGTATGTCACTATCAGTTATACCTGTTAGGTCATTGATAAACTCGCTGATGGGTTCCTGTGGATCTATGTACCATTTACGGACAACATAGTCTTCAAAGCGTGTGTTCTTATCACCTATAGCGACACCAACCTGTATGATCTTGCCACTAGGTTGATTGAGTTCTAGATCTAATGCGAGGAACTTGCCATCTGCTATCATGCATAATCTTTCTGTGGATAGCTAGCCATCATCCATTCGGCCATGTTGCTAGCATTCTCACTCAATTTAACTAGATCATACTTGCCACAGAACTTTAAGAACTGTGCACCTACCATGGGCATGTTCTTAGGTACTTGTGCGGCTGCTATAGTTTCTGCCATCTTAATCTTTATCGCATCTGGTTGAGCAGTTAAATCAACTAAGACACGATTACGTTCATAGTCATCTAACACACGATGTTCAACGCCATTATGGTCAACCCAACGCTGTAACATCATGTTGTTCCAATTATAACCTTTCTTATCTTTGTCACTGTAGGCTTCTTCTAAGCCAACTTTGTTCTTACTGCCTTTGGTGCGCACGCCTGGAAATGCGGAAAATACATTGTCTGTGGGATCACCACGCATACACTTTTCAAAAAGTATAAACTGTGGGTTAGGGATCTTCTTAGGTTCTTTAGTTTTCTTATCAATGACTGGTTTGCCTTTCTTGTCAAAGATACCTTTTAGTGTATGGAGCTCATCGCTGATGCCATTATATTGATTAACGTTGTCTGCTAAGAGTTGATAGAAGTCTGTGTCACTGGATATGATAGTATGATGATCATCTGGATGGCTTTGTATCCAACCTGCTATAAGATCATCAGCTTCTAATTCACTGTGTTGTAGGACACTACAATTAGTTTTTTCTGCGACGAATGTTTTTAAGTTGTCAAAGGTTTCCCAAAATAACTTATCTTCTTCTGCTTCGCTTTCGGTAAGTGCCGCACGTGCTACGCTACGGTTTTTCTTGTAAGGTTCATAAAAATCTTTACGCCAACTGCGCCCTTCTAAGCAGAAGATCACATGATCAGCCTTTTGATCACGCCATGATTTGTTTACTGACGCTAGGGTTACGTGGATAGCAAAACCCAGCTTATCCCAAGTATCACTTTGGCGATGTGCTGAATGTCGGGCCCTGAAAAATGTGTTTGCTGTGTCAACAAGTAGATATCTCATTTAACCATTATACTTTCTTTTATGATTTTTGTCAAGTATTCTGCCCAATAACGGTGTGCATCTGTACCAAAATGATGGACATTTTTGGGCTTAAACCCCTGTGCGATGCTCTGATCATAATATGTTTGAGTTTGATCATAAGGAGCCAAGTAGCTCCCATTCCAATCTTTGTGATCTTGTGTATGCAAACAGCTAAACGTATTAAAGAATACATGCGGAATATGTTTTGAGGTTAGAGTTTGGTGTAGTTGCCAAATACGTTCTTGCCAATATTCACAATATATGTGTGGCCGATCTCGAGTAACGATCCATTTTTTATATATTTCTGATATTTCTTTTGGTAAGTTTACAGGATTCATACCAGCACTAAATTGGTAATATTTGTCACCAAACATCCACTCTTCTCGTTCCCACGTGGTCCATCCAATAACAATTAGATCGGGCGTTGTTTTTTCTAAATGTGAATAAGTGGTTCTTATGATACGAGTATTACTAGCACCACTTTCTGCATCACACATTAGGTCATAATCTAGATTATTGGCTATAAGTTGGCCATAACTAACTTTTAAATTATCTGGATGAGGAAATTTACCTAGATGCTTGTATTGTGGATCATCATTGGCGAATGCATGTGGGTTTATCGCTTCAGCACCCACTGAATGGCTGTCGCCATTTACGTATAATATCAACTTATTTCCGTTCTACCGTTGCCCAGATCTTTGCGGTTACTTGGACGATTGGTCGGATCAGCTTGCTCTTGCTCAAAGTTTTCTTGTATGACGTTGCGACATACTGCTTTGAACCAATTGTCAACTATGTCTTGATCTGTCTTACCTTGATACCCAGCACGTATTAAATTAGACAAAAATTTGTCATTCCAATCTAATTCAAATGCACCATTGCCTGGATTATCTTTATCGATGTCCATACTTAATACTTCTACCCAAGGTTCATCACGTTCTGTAGCCAAGTCCTTGGGAGTTTTTTTAGTTTTTTGTTCTTTAATAACTGCTGGTTCGAGTTTAGCACTAAACAAGCTATTAATTAATTTCTTTATCATATTAATCCTTGAGTAAATCTACAGATTCCCATGGTAAATCCACCTTACCAAAGTGCCCATAGTTAGTAGTTCTACTGTAAATAGGGCGGAATAGGTCAAATTTATTTATGATACCTTGTGGTGTAAGATCAACATTTTCTCTGATCCAATTGGTAGTATCATAGTCAACACCTTTATCAGTCTTGATAAACAAGCTGGTAGGTTCTTTAACACCAATAGCATAGCTCAGTTGTACCGTGGCTTTCGTAGCACGACCACTAGCCACGATGTTCTTGGCTAGATACCTAGCCATATAAGCAGCACTGCGATCAACTTTAGTAGGATCTTTGCCGCTAAAAGCACCACCACCATGGGGGCAATAGCCGCCATAATTATCAACAATAATTTTACGACCAGTAAGTCCAGTATCACCGTCGGGACCACCAATAACAAAACGACCAGTGGGATTAATAAGGAACACGGTATCGTCATCTAACAGTTCTCCTGGTAAGACTGTGCTAATAATAGTCTTAACTTGTTCACGCACATCTTCAATTGATATATTGTCAGAGTGTTGAGTTGAACAAACTACCTTGTCAATACGCTTAATTGTGCCATCGCTATTATATTCCATAGTCACCTGGCTCTTGGCATCAGGCCCTAGCCATACTGCTCCACTCTTGCGAACTGCTGTTAACCGTTCAACAATTTTGTGACTGTAATAGATAGCACTAGGCATCAAGTCTGGTGTTTCATTGATAGCATAACCAAACATCAAGCCCTGATCGCCGGCACCAAACGAGTCTGTGCCTAGGGCGATATCAGCTGACTGGCCATGCATTAAATTAATGATATTAGCAGTTTCCCAATGGAATCCATCTTGCTCATAGCCTATGTCACGTATCAAACGG